GTGGTTCCAAATCCACACCAGGTTCTAGTATTGAGAATACTGCAAGAACTGGAAGGATTGGTTGAGATAGAATTAACTTAGTAGTAAAACATTCCGAACAAAACTTAGGAAGGATTTTTATAGTCTTACGATTAAAGATTAATGGACAAACCTTCCAAGGACTTTCTTCAGTCAATGTACAATCAAAATCTACAAAGTCATCATCAGGATCTGCAGTCAAATCATATTGATGAGAATAATCAATAAGATACCCCATGTCCCTACCATGGAGATAATCCAATCTAATCTGTTCTAAATTATCAACAAAAATATTTGGATCTATTTTGCTGTAAGCACTATCAACAAACATAATAAAAATTATTTGAATTTATTTAGTCGTCTTCCTCTTCGTGATCATAGGTTAATCTACAGTCCCAAGCATAGTCTTCTTCCCATTCTGGTTCATACAGTGGACAAGGTTCTTCAAACAAATGACCCATTCTTAATTGCTTAATTCTTTCTCGTAGACCTTTGTAAAACTCTCTCTTATCGTCTGGGTTCATCTTCTGCTGTCTTTTAAAAAGTATTCTGGAACTGGACATCCTTTAAAATCATTTATCTCATCCACTGCCAAAACGAACATGGTACAAAACCCAACACAAAAGGCAAATAACATTTGTGGGAAGTTATAGTTTCCCATATATGCTGTGGGATCAGGTTCATCATCATGAGGATGAATCATCTTTGCGATTTCCTCTGATCGCTTTTTCGATTTGTCTTCTAACTCTGTCTCTTGCTTCTGGGTTTTCGGTTTCTTTTCTGGAGTATCCATGTTTTTGATGATAAATGAAGTATCCTTGACAAAACATAGTTACCCCAAAAACCAACGCGAGGACTATGCCTATCCAATCTATAATGTGATTTTCAACCATGGTAGTAGTGGGGGTATCACTCCAATGAGTCTAAGAAGACCCTCGCTAAAAAGTGCAAGAACAAAAAAACCAACAAACATACTGATAATTCCAGCATTACGATTATGCTGTCGTATTGCATCATCAATCATCTCCTGAGCTTGCTCTTTAGTTACATAATTTGGTGTTTGTTTTTTATCAAATAACATTATCATCACCTTCAAGTTTCTCTAGAGCATCAAATCTTTTTTCCCAAGTGTCACCAAATTCGGATCCTCTTCTAGGGTTTATGCATTGATGATCACCAAGATTATTACACACTAGACCTGCAAGATCATCTTCATTACCTTTAGCACCTGTTGCCCAAGTGTGTTGTCCGTTTATCCAAACCGCACCACATTTAGAACATTCCTTCCTGCTCATAGACAAGTCGGACATTTCTTTATTGGTCATTTTTTTGGATCTCCCTGATAAGTTTTTCGTAGTTACTTGCATCATCACGGAGATGACGCCTCAATTTCCAACCCAACAGTCCCATTCTAATTCTCAGAATGGCATACCGCAACTGCAAATCAAGATACATAAACAATCTCATGGTGCCATCCATTCCTGCATAAGCAACCATTAGGAGAAGAATAAAGATCGATAAATAAATACCAATTATTCCTGTAGATGGATCCATAAAGGAACAGTGCTACGTTTACCTTATAAGTCTATATATGACAATATTGCTTGTCAACTATAGTTTTGTGGTATAATGTTTTTAAATTCTAACTTCACGTAATGAATCTTATAGATAAGTATTTATCTGAACTTGGGTACGTTGATGAGAGTGAGTTGCATGAACCAGGTCAAAAGTTACAGATAAAAATCCCCTTTTCATTTGACAATAAAGAGATTAACATCTGCCCATTCATCGTACCATTCTACACCAAAAAAAGTTATCTCGACGTAGAACTGAGGGCAAATCTAACAGATAGACTTCCCAAAGAAGAATTAGATTTTCGTATGAAGTGTCTGATTAAAAACATCCAATTCGATAAACCAGGAAGACTTGGTGAGATGGGATGGGAAGCAGAATACATTACCGATCCCAGAGATTTTACCGCATCAGAGAGAGCTCGTATTGCAGTCTCATCGTTTAAAAAGTTTAGAAAGTTAATTCTAAGAGGGGAGTGGTTGGATGGAATTACAGCACAACCAGGAGACATCATCGTATCTCACCCATTAGGAATTAAATTTGATCAAGGATTCACAGAAGAGTCTGAAAAAGAAGGAACCTTCCAGAGAAGTGTTCTCTCTAAGAAGGTCTTTAAATTTGGAGAAGTAAAGGAAGATGGTATGCAATATGCTATCATCGGAGATGATTTAGATATGCATCCTATCTAACATCAAAATCTAATTTACGAATCTTTCTCTTGCTACGATTCTCTTGCCAGACTTTATCTTGTTGAGATAAGTCTGGTTTTTTATTGGTTTTATTATCTTGTATAATGACTACCTTACTCAAGTCATTTGCAGATATAACATCTCCCCGAAGAGTAGTCATATTGGGACATCCACAACATACAGTCTTTATTACATGCGAACACAATTCAGTGTTACACTCCTTACATCGTACTAACATTGTCTTTTCTTGTAAATGCTTGATGACGGGATCGAACCGCCGACCGCCTCGGTGTAAACGAGATGCTCTACCGCTGAGCTAATCAAGCATGGCTCCCCTTCCTGGGATCGAACCAGGGACTTAACGATTAACAGTCGTTCGTTCTACCGCTGAACTAAAGAGGAATATGGTCAAAGTATAACACTATGGGTTATCCTTGTCAATACCCAATTCCTTTAAATAATCTACCCACCAATCTGGATTCTTTTTACACTTCCAGTTAGGAACTGGTAGACCCTTCTCCGAATAATACTCTTCTAACGCATTATCGATAGTCTGTGCGATCTCCATATTCCTCTTCCTTCTCATCAACATCCGCATATGCATCTGCCACGAAGGGTCCTCGTTCTCGTAAAGGTTCTTTTCTGACATAATCCTGTTCAGCATTTACGGCAGATACCCAAACAGCAAGTTTCATCACTATAAAAATAATAACTAATGGTGTGAAGCAACCGATTAAAATAATTGGATTCATCGCCCTCACCCGTAGTATTATTATTTAGAGCAATTTTTTCCTATCTACAATATTATCAAAACATAGACAGTATCTAGGAGTAGATAGATTACTGAATACATGATGAGGTGTTTTTCCCCAGAAGAAATGAAGTCTATTGGGGGAGAAGTTCTCATTTACAATACCATCAGATTTGGTATCCAAGTAAAGTTGACATACTTCCTGATTCTGCGGATTTACATCAATGTCCCAAAGACCTCTAACAATAGTATCCTCGTCATACTCTGGGTCATCATCAGTATGCCAATCAATGACTACACCAGGATCAAGTACGCTAATACCACATCTCTGACGTATTCCCGCCTCCAAACAAAGATTGAAGAGAGTTGGCATGCGAACAGCATTCTGAGTGTAGATAATGTCGTACTCAGGGTTTACATATATTGCCTGGTCATAAACTTCTTCAAGATGTGCCAAATCCATTGTAGGGTGATAGCGCCCAAAGAGAGCAGCAACCTTCCATCCAGCATATGGATTTTTATCTATAGAAGTATATTCATTGTCACCACTCCAATTAGTGTAGACTAATTGATTCTTTACAGATCGAAGTTCATCACGAACTGCTTCGTAATTATTCGCTAGTAAATTAAGGGAAGGATTAATTTCTTCTTTAGTAAAAAATCTTCCCATAATTGTGTGGTAGATATATTCAGTATCAGGTAAAGGGTACATGGTAAAACGACTCAGGTAGGACTCGAACCTACGACCGACTGCTTAGAAGGCAGTTGCTCTATCCAACTGAGCTACTGAGTCATAGGCATTATTATATCAGTTGTTCTCTTCTTCGTCAACCTCCTCAACACCATTCGCTTTATTAATTTGCTTTTGATTTTTTGTAGCAATTTCTTTCACATGTTGAATAGGGGTGCCAATATAATTGGCAAACCCCTCAAGGTCATTATGACCCCAGTCATTCAATTGATCGACAGGAACTTTAGACATAGTTTTTAACCGTGATAACCAGTGCCAGACATCCAACCGTAACCATTGTCACCACCTTGGAAGTTCTCAGAACCGCCAATAGGATCTAGTTGAATTGTAGTGGGAGAATTTTTTGTTGCCATTTTGTACATGACTTCGTGAATGTTTTCAGGTTCACTAGTCCAGTACTGACGATTTTCTTCTTCTTTCTTTTTGATTTCTGCTTCTTGCACCATGTAATCTTGATTAAATTCAGAGACTACTGAAGGACCAAACCATGGGTCATCTTGCAAATATGCTGGTGCAGGATATCCAGTAAAAGGTGTAGTGTCAATCTCTTTACAATCTACGATCTCGTCATCGATTGCACATTCAACTTCTCTGCCAATATTAATATCAGCAGAGATTGACCTTACTGGAATAAAAACGTCTTTAATTGAATTAATTACTTTTTTGATCATGACAGGATCAGTTTCTTTGTGTATTCATAGGCATAGGTCTCCCTGTTGCCTTTGATTCCCCATCCTAACCAATAATAAGAAGGAACCATGTACTGACGGACAGTTTGTCCACCGCCCTCAAACATAGGAAGGTAGCGTTGGAAGATATTCTCGTTAATCATGTAACGAGTCTGACCTTCCAAACTACTGGGGTTGCATCCATATTTATTACAGAATTTGCCAAGGTTATTATAGCGACCAATACTGGTCCACTGAATCAAACCATACCCACCAACATGACACTCCTCATAGTTCACTCGTGCTCCGCCTTCACAGATGTTAGGAATGAACTTTGATTCTTGTTTGATGTTGCCCATGATGGTGGCAAGGGCATTTCTGTCCGTGATACGAGTATGCTCCTGAAGTTCTTCGAGAACATACTGCTCCTCAGGTGTGCAATCAGGGCACTTCCAAGAAGGAGCTTTAAACTCCACAACAGGTATTTCAACTGCAGAGGGTGCTGATGCCATGGGTATCAACGCGGTGTAAGTAAAGGCACCTACACCGATAGCACCCACTAATGTTGCAGCGGTCATAACAGTTCTCAAGTGTTCAGACAAAGTGTATCAAGGTTTGTTGGGTTTGTCAATAGATGGAGCAACCATGGGTTCATCCTGTTTTTTCTTAACATTATTGCCACCACCATTTTTAGCAGGACTCAGGCCAAACGCAGCTAGAGACCCACTGAACACAGAGGCTATGAATGTTGGATCGAAATCCAGGATTTTGTTTCCATTTGGAAGTCTAACGTAACTAAACGTGAGAAGAGACGCGGACCAAATAAGTACAACGACTTTCACCAGATTACCAAGAACTTCACTCTTATCTTCATCATGGTCCTTCTCTTCTACTTTGGGCTTTGTATCAGCCATTCGTAGAAGTCAAGGCAGAGATATTTATTATGTGAGAGTGTCTACGGTGATATTTGTTTTGTTTATCTGATTGTACTTAATGCAGAGATCTTGACTTGAAGCGTGTTCCCAGTAACGGTACTTTTTCTTAAGTTGTTCGGTGTAATCA